ATTTACAATAACAAAAACCAAGGAGACAAGATTACCAAGAATGATACATTCAAGTTGTGGAACAAGCTCAAATCAAAAGAAGATTATTTAACGCAAGTTAAAGTGAAAGAATTCTTAGCTAACGAATTGGACTAAATGGAAAAAGAAAAGCATACAGATAATAAAATAGATTTGTTTTATTAAAGTGTTATTGATCAATAATTCTTCGGATAGATTGCATCAAGTCGGATATTTGATCTTTAGTTTCTCTAGTTCTTGAGACAATGTCTTTGAGATTAGAAGATTTAAGAAGTCTTGAGAATTCTTCTAGTTCGTCCATATCCTTTCTTAAATCAACAAGAGATTGAAGAATCGATTGTTCTCGACTTTCGAAAACACGAATAACAGATTTTTCAGCTTCTGCTAAACTAGTCAAGGTTTCTGGAGATGAGTTTATAATTTGAATATCATCGTCTCTTTGTATAACTATTTTAGAAGAATCGGCTATAGTTGTTTCTTTAGGATCTAATACTCTTAAATTTGGAGAACGAGGAGGGGTAAGAATAACTTCTTTTCCTCGATTAGGTTCTTTAGGAGGTGAAGAGATTCGTTCTTTGGTTTTATTAAGTTCTAATTGTCGAGGAGATGAAACAATTAAATTTTTATTAGTTATGGCTTGTGGTTCATTAACAATGACAGAACATGGATTGATGGGTTTCTTTTGTTTAGAAAGTTTTGTAAATACAGGAATATCGTCGTATAAAAATTTATCAGATTGATATCGATACTTTTCAGTATACCAAGTCTTTAAGTCTTTTAAGAATTTCTCTTTTTTCTCTTCTTCTTCTGGTGTAGAACATTGAAGAGTTAGAGCTACAGAATTTGTTTTTGATTGAGCCTTTTCTGCAATAATCTTTAAACGATAGATTTCTGCTTGTAATAAAACTTTTACAATTCTTTCGTAAACTGGTAGTACAATTGAATCAACTTTTGAGTTAAGATTATAATTGATTTTAAAAGGCTTAGAAAGAATCTCTTGGAAAGGTTTTTCGCTACTTGGATTTGCTTGATCAAAAGATTTCTTCAAATCGTTCTTGATGGCTTTAAAAGAATCTGAACGAATAAAGCCAGCTACTGAAACATTTGACTCTGCTTTAAGTTTTTCAATCTCTTCTTCTTTTTTTATTCCATTGTAACGGTCTTGTATGTAAATCTTTATTTCGTCTTTTGCGAGTTGAAAGTTAGATTCTAATATGACTTCATTTCTTTCTAATCCATAAGCAAACTTGATTGCTTCTGGAATTTCTTCTCCTTGATCATCATCGTCTTCAATGTCTTTTATTTTACCACCTTGTTGTACAAATTTTTCTTGTAACTGATTAAATTCTACTTCTTGTTTTACAAATTCGAATCTCCAACCGATTGGAATAAGGTAGGCAAAGTTAATACTTGGTATCTTTAAATCGTCTTCTTTTTCATTAAACTGTGTATCCGATTTTATTAACTTTAATGCTTTTTCAAGATTTGAATAATTCTTTCCACTCTCTGGAAATACATTAAGCAAAGCATCTAGATTAACATTTTGATCAATGTCAATTACTTTAGACCAAAAGACATCCAAAAATTGTTTATTCTTAAACTCTGATTCTGAAATAGGTACATTTTCTAGTTTTTCTTTCTGTGCTCCCAATAATCGAACATTATAATGTTTTCCAATCTCTTTGGATCTGCGATTCAATGAAATAATAAAGTCTTCAGCATTAAAAACTTGTTTTTGAACTTGATCTTGTTTTAAATTCTTTTGTGTAGATTCATAAGCCTTTGATAATAAGACTTCTAATTCTGAAGGAATATAAACAGGCGATAACTTTTTATTAAAGAGTTCTAAAATTGGTTGTAAACTAGATAAAGATAACTTTTCTGCTAATTCATCTTCGGTAATAGAAAACAAGTTGCTACTACTTCCGCCTTTATAGTCTAAAGAAGAATTTAACAACTTGCTCAGTAAAAGAAATCCTCTATATCCATCTTCTAAATCGGTGGCTCTTTGTTCTAAAAATCCGATTTCTTCCTCTTTCAAGTTTTTCTTTATTCGTTCAAAAACAGGTTGAAACTCGATCAATAATATGTATTGATTCTTGTACTCTTGTAAGTCTCTCCATAGATCTTGTAACTTTTCTTGTGATAAAAACTTTCTCCAAAACGTTGATAATAAGGAAGGTAACTCCCTTTGATTATAAGGAATCTTTGTTTGTTCGTCGTTGTAATAAATATCAACATCTGGTATATATTTTTGAGCAGCAAGACTCTCTCGGAATTGTTTCTGGTCAAAAACAACTGATCCAAAATAAATCGTAAACTCTAAAAAAAATTGAAAGGCTGTAATCGGTTCATAAAGTGAATTGTATCTTTCAAACAACTCATCCTGTTGATTCTCTTTTCCTTTGATTATGTTTTCAAAAAGCTGAAATTCATTATCAACTCTAAATGCTACAACATCTTCTTCGTTTGTTGCTAATTGTTTATAACGATCAAACAAGAATGATTTCTCTGCGTTTGGTATGTAAAACTTTTTTACTTTCTTAGCTTCTTCCTTTGATATTTGAACATTCCCTTCTTCATCCAACAAATCTTCTCTTTCTTGTTCGTTTAGCTCCTCGTCTTCATCTTCTTCAATTTCATCCTCTTCAAAGTCGGGTTGTATGTTTTCTTCTATGTCCTCTTCTTCTATCTCCTTTTTCTCTATTTCTTTTACTACTTGTTTCACTTCATCTTGAGGGTCTCTATTTCTAACAATGACCTCGGGTTCAGATTCAGTATCATTGGCGAGATTGATAACTTCTTGTTCATCACCAAATGATGAAAGATACTCGTTAAACTTTTCTTTATAACCTTGTTTAAAATTGTTCTTATTTTCTGCCAACTTTTTTAAAAATTCATTAATGTTTGCTTGTACTTGAGCTTTGTTTTGGGTAGTAACTTTTCGAAGTTTGGCTCCTTCTTGTTCTTCTTCGGATAATTGTTTAAGAAATACTTTTGCTTTAATTAATGTCTTAAAAGAAGATTTGTTTTCCTCAATACTTTTAATTATTTGTTGTTTGAGTCCATTAAAGCTTAATTTTTCGGTCAGTAAAGACCAAATAGCAAAAGCATTAATGATAGCGTCGTTTAAAAACTTTTCATATTCATCATCACCACTTCGAACTTGAACCAAGTTTGTTAAAACAAATTCATAAAATCTGTATTCTTTGGTAAATTGATCGATGAATAAAGGCAATTCTCCAATGAATTTGTAGTAAACAATACGAGAGATTAATATTGCTGGACCGGGAAGATTCTTGGTTCGCTCCTTATATAAAAGAGTTTTAAGTTCCTCTTTATAATCTGGATTATTTGGATTATTCTGCCATCGTTTCCAAACATCTAATGTATCGTTGTTTACAATACTTTTGAATATTTCAGCATAAAGTTTTGTATACTTTGAATCTATATCATCTAACGAAATGTTCAATCCAGATAAAACGATGGACTTTATTTCGGGAACATAGTAAAGTAATGAGTTTTCTTTTGTAATCTTCATTCAAATCTCTTTCTTATTACGCTTGTGATTTTTCGATTGTAAAAACTTTTTCAGAAAAACTACTTTCCATAAGTGATCAAAAATCTATCTTTCTTGCTTTCTACTCAATAAATCTTTGCTATAAAAAAAAAAGGGAAGGGTTTTGTAATGAAGTAAGTTTGTTTTATTCTAGTTGAAATAATAAAGTTATTACATCATTTTTTGAATAACCGATTTCATATCAGGAGGAACAAAGTCTGCGGGCTTCAATACTTTGTTATCTTCTTTTCGAATTTCAAACTTCCATCCTTCTGGAGTTCTTTTTCCTTTCTTCATGTTCGCTTTCATAACTTCTTTGTAACAAGCATGACCATTGATTCCCAATTTACATAACATATTGTCTGCATATACTTTAGCATCCGTAAGAGCATCGGCCTGTGCGGCTATTCGATCTACAGGATCATCTAAAGTCGGGTGATCATGAACATCTTTTCCGATACAAGATTTAACAAATTCTAAAGCTTCCTCTTTTTTGGGGTATCGTGTTTGAACTAGTTCGGTTAACTCGCTTAAAACCATAGAAACAATAAATCTCATTTCATCTTCTGTCATTTCTCTTGGTTTTTCAGAGATTAAATGAGGCAAAGAAGATTGAGTAAAGATTTTGGTCATATAGAACTCTCTTTCCTCGCCATCGAATGGATCATCGTCTTTGATTTCTGTCTTTGAAACTTTTTCGGTATTTTCCTCCAAAACATCTACAGAATCTAATTCCTTTCTTTTGTTGTTTTCCATTTCGTTATCCATTTCAGAATTTGTTATAGCTTAGATTTTACTTTGACTTTTTTGTTGTCTTTGATTTGTAGTTAACTGATTGAAATTAAGTTTTTTTTTGTTTGGTTAAAGCGTTTGGAAGCTATAGAGATTTTTACGAATCAAATAAGAAATTGTTTGGTTTACGAAGTACAAAATTTTTAAATAAAAAATGGAAGATGATGTTATGATCTTGGAAGGAAGAGAGGATAAAATACGATGTGATAATAACTGTGTTTGGCCTACTAAATGTTGTCAATGTATACAAAAATCAATGTTTATATATTCACTTTCGATACCTTATGGTTTAAGATCAAACATTATATTTTTGTTAAATTCTTCATTCGAATCTTATGAACAAGTAAAGCATGTGTACAAAACATGTGAATGGTTTACAGTCGATAATTATTCATTGTCTTTAATTTCTATCTTTGAAGATTCGGGTTTCGAGTTTGATAAAGTAGAAAAAGAAATCATCAACCAATATATACTCGATATTCTATGTTCAAAAGGAAAGGCTTTTATTTATAAATCGAATAATGTTTGGATATGTAATAAACTATTAACTCCTTCATGTTCATTACACGAAACCGTAGAGATTAAAGAAAAGTTAAAATGCTTAAGAACAGCCGAATCATTGGTAGAAACTATTACAAAGCATTGGCAAAAACTAGACACAATGTTTGTTTTTAGATTGTTATCATCGAAATTAATAGAGAAAGAAGTATCCTTACAAGTCGCCCTTCAACTATTCTTTTTTACCTACATAAACAAGACGTTTCCAACAAAGATACTAAAGAACATGATGTTCTGTGAAGACTTTTTGTTTGGTTTATTCAAAACGAAATAAATCAATCATTGAATGTAATCATACTATGTTAATCGAAAAGATGTAAATAAAAGTTATTGAAAATATACCCCTTATAAATGCTTAAATGATTGTTAGAATAAGCATTAAAAGATGAAATTCTTATAGAAACCCGACAAACTTTTTTTCTAGACCATGTTTTTTTTTTCGAAAAAAGAAACCAAAGAAACATAGGGAGAAAGGATGAGAGAAAGGGTTATTTTTCCGAAAAGAAAGATAAAATTTGTTTCAAGCAAGATGATAATTGAATTTTAAAAACGCAATTAGTATTGATTGAGTAAAGCCGAATCAATTCATTTTTCATCAAAACACAATCGAAGAAAATCAATAAGCTAAAAAGAAACAAAACGAATAGAAATGGCCTCAACTCAAGATACAAGTTATATGGTTAAAACTGGAACAGGATTCCAAATTAATTTACCTGAATGGGCAAAGACGAAAACAAAACCAGGAAAGATGAATCTTAATGACCAAGAAATGGTCGTACAAACTGGATCTATGCAAATCCAATTGAATAGATTATCCAACGGAGGATTCCAAATTCCTAGCATCAGTCCATCAACCATTTTTGATGATAATTCTATTCTCGAAGTCAAAGTTAGAAAACCAGAACCTAGTCCGAAAGAATTTAGAGACTATCCAAACTTGAAGGTTTGGGATGAAAGCTCTATTGAGCAGTTATGTGCTGCTGAAGAAGGAAGAGGAATCTATAGTAACGTATCTAAAGCTAAGTTTGAAGAGTTTAAAAAGAGTTGGGAAGAACAAAAGGGTATTATTCGAATCTATTACAAATCTAGAAGAGTTATGGAAGACTATACCGACGAAAATGGAGAAAAGAAAAACCGAGAAATCTTATTCTTTATCTCATTAAACGAGAGAGAAAAGATCAAAAAAGATTCACGATCGAGCCCTTGTCAAGCCTCTTATGTTATCGGTTGGTATAAAAGACCTGGAGATAAGAACAGCCTTGAAACAGTCAAAGAAAGATCCATGAACGAAGTCTTTAAAAAGATCGGACCTTCAATTTACTCAAATTACTACTTTGAAGGAGATACTCATCGTTGTTTTGCAAATGAATACAGCTTTGATGATTATAATGATTTTCAAATCAAAGTTGGAAATGCATTCCATTCTCTGAAATGGATTATCCCTTGGCCTATGATTAAAGGTTTTAAACCAAACATTGGAAAGAAATCTCCTCTCAATATTGTCGATCCTAAAACTATGGAAGAAGAAGTTCTTTCCAACTTGTATGAAGCTAAAAGAAAAAGAACAAAACAAAGCACTGGAACTAAAAAGCGATCATCTGGTGATGGAGCAAAGAAGAGAAAAGCAATCAACCCAAAATCAAATTTGGATGCTTCTTCTGGAAAACAAGAAGATAAAGACGAACCCGAAGAACCAAAACAAAAGAAGGTAGCCGAAGTTCAAAAGGATGATGATGAAGAAGAGCCCTCTTCAGAAGAAGACGAGGAAAACAAAGCCTCTGATGAATAAGACCATCCCCTTCTTGCTACTTTACTATTATCAATAATAAAAACAAACCATTAATTAAACAAAAAATTGTGTTTATTCAAGTTTATAAAGTTGTCGAGTGATAAAGGTAATAAGTTTATCCTTACTAAGTTTAGAAGGTAGACCTAGTTTTGAAAATTGTTTTCGAAGTTGTTCTATGGTCATAGACTTTAAGTTTCTTCTTGAATACTTTTTTCTGATAGAAGCTCTTGTACATTTAAAATCGGCTGCTCTAAGAGCTATGGCTACAGCTTGTTTTCTATTTCTAACTTGTTTACCATTTGAATAAAGTCTTCCTGAAACATATTTCTTAATCTCTTTTTTAATTGCTTTCTTTCGACATAGCAAAGTAGATCGTTTTGCTTTTTTAACAGAACTTGATTTTGTTTTAGACGGCATTCTAGTAATCCCTTCTACTTATGAACGCAATAGAAAAAACAACTAACAACCTCTCTTTGGCTGTTCGAAAGAAAACAAGCTATAAAGAGTTTTTGAATCTTTATTTTCAACGCTTTCAAAGAGACATCTTAAACACTGTTACATTTGAAGCAGACAACTATTTGATTTTGGATAATGGATTAGTTTTACGTCGCTTTGATATTCGATCTTTATCAGAAACAAATTCTTCCAGAAGAGTAGGCGTGTTAAGTGGAATTAGTACACCAAGGTGGAGAATGTTCGTTTGTCCTGCTGATCATCAATCAATTAATAATTTTCAAACACAAAAACTAGTAAACACTTGAAGCAATGTTTTCTTCATCAAACTCTATGAAAACAATTTATCTAAACAACGATAGAATTTTGTTGGTCGCTAGAAAAGCCAAAGGAAAAACCCAAATCATTCAAGAAATACTAAAGGCAGTGGATTCTGAAAATATTTATCTTGATTGTTTGTATTCGTTGAGGGATTTGTTCAAAGAACCTTCGTAACAATAAAAAAACTTTTCGTTTTAACGTTAGTGTTGTTACCTTTTTTAAAAGAGAAACCATGTCTTCTGAAGAGGTTGTGTGTTTGAAAAGAAAGATCGAAGAACAACAGAAAGAAATTGAGACTCTAAAAGCAAAAGTTTTAAAACTTAAAACAAAGTATAAAGATGAAGTGATTTCTTGTTCTGAATGTTCGATTACAAAAGCTAAATGTTCTTATTACAACATAACTTTGCGTAAAATCAACAACGAATATTTTTGCCAAGAATGTCACCCGTTTTCTTCTTGCTTTGGATGTGACAAAGAGTTTCCTGACCAAGAGCTTGTAGAGTTTGAAGAAGACTCTTTTATTGATTTTTGTTCTTCTTGTTTTGGAAATAGATATGAGATATGGAAAAAATATCAAGAAGAGAAAGAGCGAGATAGGTTGAAATTCCAAGCCGAAATAAACAAGATTAAAGAATACGATGAAAAACGAAGTAAAGGCGAAATAGAAATAGATCCAGACTTTGAAGATACGTTAGACTATAAACTTTATAAAATCCTTGGAAAATAAATAAACAAATTCACAAGTATAAAGATTTTGTTTTTATTGAGAGGAATGAATGACAAAAACACCATGATAGTAACCTACAGGAAAAGAAAGTCGTTGTCCAAAAATGTTAAATAATTGTAAGTCGTGAAAAGGTCCTTTGACTTTGTCTATGATTAGTTTTGTTGATTGTTCTATAGAATAATCGTTTCCATTAAACAATAAAACGATGGGGTTTGTTTCGGTCCAACTTTGTTCAATGTTTTGAAATTTGATAAGAGGTTTGTTAACGTCTTGAGAAAATTGAAATCCCTGCGACGATAAAAGCAGCTTTTGTCCTGATTCAATCCATCTAGATATAGAAGGAACAGAAACATTAGAAACAAAAGCCTTTGGAATAAAATGAAATGAAAACGAAAAATTCAAATCCATCGAAGGCGTGGTTGTTGTTGAGGTATTGAATTTGTAATCCTTTAAAAAAGGAAACGAATACTTCATTTCTTCGGTAAAGTAAGACTTTGTAGAAATCGACATATTAAAAGGTAACCAATATGTAGATTCACAAAAAACATTAATCATATCAAGCTCTGGATTATAATTGGATTTATAGATATGAAATAAACTTGCATTATGCATTTGAAACTTTTTGTATACATCAGAGTTTTCATTATAATAAAAATGATTCGCATAATTCTTGATTGATTTTCCTTCTATCGTAGAAAAGGTTTGTTCGTTGTAGGTTACAAATGAGCGAATCGGAGTTCCTTCAATGATTGTAGGAGCAATGAATTTTTGTTGTTTAAAACCAAACCAAGAAGTTAAGTTCCCAAAGTCTACAAGAATGGGTGTTTCTGATTTTAATCTCCAAGTCTTTGTAGCTTGGTCAAATTCAATAGTTACTGCAAACATATAATGATCGTAAAGAAAGTTTTTAATATAAACTTTTACATCCTCAATTGTATTAAATCCCGCAGGTATTATACATTGTTTATCATCAAAATAAATGATTTCATCTTTACGAAACAAAGGTTGTGAAAAAGCAGCATTTAATTCATCTGATAAAGATTTTCCATCGTAATGTTTGTCTGGAATCCAAACATCTAATTGATTCCAAGGCTTTGTGTTCAACGTCCAAAAAAGCCATTGTTCATCAAGAGAAGAGAATGACCAGATTTTATCGCTTTTACTGTTTAATAAAAAAGAAGGTAAAAACGAAACTTTAGTAACATGATCAATGGATCGCTTTGATAAACTGATTTTGCCTTCTTTTCCAATTTGTAAGTAATCAACTCCATTTACTTTTTTAAGAACATATTTTGATCCTTCTTTCTCCAAATTAAAGTAATAACCGAGATTTTCCATAGAAAAGTTTACATAACTTAACCAATCTACTAAACTCATTGGAATAACAACATAAACAAATGATGATTCAATAGTATCGCTTCGTGCTAATACTTCCCACAAACCAGCCTCACAACTTTGCCAATCGATAGATATAAATCCTTGTGATGTTTCTTTCTTCCATTTATTAATAAGATATCCTTTTCCTTTGATATAAACTTTTATCGTATATCTAGTTGATAATAATTGCCATGCAGAACTATCCAACTCTAAACTTACTACTTTCCCTTGTGTGTCCCAACTAATCTTTTTGATTTCAATAAACGAGCCTACGATTGGAATAAATCTTCTTTCTTCTCCTAAATCAATCATACACAAGTCATTTAAACCATGTATTCTTTTCGGTTGTTGAATAGAAAAACTTGCTTCTTTCGAAAAGGGGAAGTAACTTGTAGGAGAAGGCACTCCAAACTCTTTAATATCGATGATACGATACTTTGAGTCATTTAAAAATTCAAATGAAATAGATTCTTTTTGTTCATTTTTTGAGTCTCTCCAATCAACTAAATATTGATCCAAAGCCTCATTCTTTTTCTTTAAATACAACATTGTTTTTATCTTCTCCTTAATAACGTATTATGTGTTGGTTATTCAAGTTTTTCCTTATAAAAGTCTATGGATGAATCTCAAAAAAACTTGTTTTCTTTTTCTGCATTACTTTTGTTTTATTCATTCATTACAAATTAAACCCCACTTCTTTGCTTTCACCTTGATTGTATTTTTTTTCTTAATAACGATCTTACGTTTTTATAAACGAAAAATTAAAGGTCTTGTCGATGCTTGTCTTGTTATAACCTGTTTTTGAAAAGATTTAGAGTTTAGAAAAGAAAGAACAAGATAACGATGGAAAAGGGATTTGTAAAGATTGATCATGGAGAAACTAAACGTATGGAGTATGAGAATCCTTTGGATATAATAAAACAATGGCAAAACGAGTCTTTTAAGAGAAAGTATACGGAAGATCAAGATGATGATATTGAAAAAGAAGTAGAGTTTCTGGAAGGAAAAAGGTCTAGGGAGTTTAAAAAAGTAAAAGCCATACAGTTTGGAATTTATGATGCAACGGAAATCATGAAATCTGGTGTTTTAGAAGTAAAACATTCTGATGTTCAAGAGTCGGGAAAGAATAAACCTGGAGGTTTAAATGATTTACGATTTGGAAGTTGTCAAACACAAGATCCTTGTTCTACGTGTGGAAAAGATGTTAAAAACTGTCCAGGACATTTTGGTTACATTACTCTAACAAAACCTCTATTGAATATTCTGTTTATACATCATATCTTTGATTTACTGAAATGTGTTTGTTATCATTGTTCTAGAGTTTTATTAAGTCGTACAAGTCCTTATTGGAAAAAAATAGAAAACATACCAAAAGCATCCGATAGATTTAAAGAGCTTAAAGAATTGATTACCAAAAACAAGGATGTTAACAAGCTACGTTATTGTAGTTTTTTGAACAAAGAAAAGAAAATCAATGAAGGATGCGGGCAGATTCAACCGATTTATAAACAAGACGAAAAACTTAAAATCACTGCAAACTTTCCAATCGCTTTACCTGGAGAAGATTCAAAAATCAAAAAACTAACACCTCAAGATATATTTGTAATCTTTAGAAGAATATTACCCGAGGATTATAAGATACTTGGGTTCGATGGAGAAAATGTTACACCTGAATCATTGATTTTAAGAAAGTTACCCGTTCCACCTGTTGCTATTCGACCTACAAATAAGACAAACAACATATCAAAAAGAGAAGATGATATGACTCAAAAGTTACTTTCGATTGTAAAGGATAATATGAGTTTAGCTCAAAAGATTCATACAAAACCAGACACATGGGTTAAAGATTGGATGGCCTTTCAAATGTCTGTTAGTGAATACTTTGATGCGGACTCTATTGCTAAAAAAATGGTTGTTGTTACCAATCCACAAAAGATACCTAAAAATAAAGGTATCTTTCAACGATTACTTGGAAAAACTGGACGATTTAGAGGAAACTTGATGGGTAAACGATTTACAGAATGCGGAAGAACAGTCATTACACCCGATGATCGTTTACAATTGGATGAAGTTGGAATTCCTGAATATATGGCAAAGATTCTAACTTATCCTGAAGTTGTTACGCCTTTAAACATTGTTCGACTTACAAAAAAAGTAATGAATGGTCCTGAAGCTCTTGATGGGGCAAATTCTATAGAGTTACCAAATGGAGAGAGCTTCTTATTGGGAGCAAAACAAAGAAAGAAGATTCTTCCTCTTCAATTTGGATCGACTGTACTTCGTCATTTAGAAGAAAATGATTCTTTTATTATGAATCGACAACCATCTTTACACAAAGTATCTGTTCAAGCTCATCGTGTAAGAATATTACCAGGAAATACCTTTCGAATCAATTTATCAGTTTGCCAACCTTACAATGCTGATTTTGATGGAGATGAAATGAATGGACATACTCAAAGAAAGTTGGAAACCAGAGCGGAAGCTCAAGAAATTATGGCCGTTCCAAAAAACATTATCAATCCGCAAAACAGTAGTCCAATCATGGGTCTTGTACAAAATACATTGACTGGATCACACGTCCTAAGTTTTCGAGATACATTTCTCGAATATCATCAAGTCGTACAGATTCTAATGTTTTCCAAGTGTTGGAACGGAACACTTCCTATTCCTTGCGTTTTAAAACCCAAAAAACTTTGGAGTGGTAAACAAATCATAGAGTACATTCTACCAAAAGACATTAATTATCAAGGAGCTTCTATTTCTCATTACGAAAAGTATGATACTTATGAGTTTGAAACTATCAAATATATTGGTCCTGAAGATAATAAGGATTACAAACAATTAAAATCATCGTTTATTCATACTCTATCACTTGTTCGTTGTGGAAAAAAGAAAGACGAAGCATTGATTCCATTTGAACAATTTTTCAAGTTAGAAACGGAAGTTGTAAAAGCTCCGTTTTTCTCGTTTAATGATTCGTTTGTTACAATTAAAAATGGAACTTTCTTAACTGGAAGACTATGTAAGAATAGCGTAGGAGCAAAACACCAAAGTTTGATTCATATTCTTGTAGCCGATTATGGTGATGGAAGGAATCAACAATTTATCGAAGATATGCAATGTATTGTCTCTGAATTTTTACAATACCATGGAATGTCAATGGGTATAAAAGATATGGAACATGATAGACAAGACTTTAGAACTTTGATTCAATTAAAGATTGGTGAAGTAGAAAAACGATTAAAAAAATGGAAAAACGATGGTATTACACCCAAAGAATATGAAGATACGGTCAATCGAGCTCTTAATGCTGCGAGAAATCACATGGCTGAAGGAGCTATGAATTCTTTATCTACCTACAATAACTTAAGAAACATGATTGAATCAGGAGCGAAAGGAAGTAACGCAAATATATCACAAATTACAAGACTTGGAGGACAAACAAACGTTTCTGGAAAAAGAATTGGAAATCAAATCTTTGGTCGTGTTTCTTCTTATCATAAAAAGGGAGAAGAGTCTATTTCTGCTGGAGGATTTATTGCTCCAAACTTTCGAGATGGTCTTGGACCTTATGATATGGTTGTTTGTGCTATGGCTGCTAGAGAAGGAATGGTTGATACAGCTGTTAAAACTTCTGAAACTGGTTATTCTCAAAGACGATTAGGAAAAGCAACAGAAGACGTGAATGTTAAATACGATGGAACTATAAGAAACTTAATAGGCCAAGTTGTTCAATTCGAATATGGTGAAGATCACTTTGATAACTGTTATTCTGAAAAACAATACGTTCCTTGGAAAAGCATGAACCAACAAACATTTGAAGAACAATATCAATGGAATAATCGATTAGCTAATAATCCTGTTATTAAACGAGAATGGTCTAGATTGAAAAAGGATAGAGAGTTTAAATGGATTAAAGAAGTTGTTTATTGTCCTTGTAACTTTGCAAGATTAATCGAAAAAGTAGTGAAACCAAAGGCCAAAAATTGGACGTCTGATGCTGATCCTATTCAAATGGTAAAAGACGTTTACGTTTTACAAAAGAAAATATGGGAAATGGCTCCAAACTTGACTGAAACTTGGAATTCTAAAATAGCGGTTATGATTAGAGCTTATCTTTCATCCAAGAGAGCTATTTGTTTCTACAAGTTTTCTAAATCCGAATGGAGATTAGTTTTAAACAGAGTTTTAAAAAGAATTCAAAAGAGTTTTATTCAACCCGGAGAAAGTGTTGGTATCTTAGCGGCTCAAGGAATTGGAGAATTATTAACACAAATGACTCTAAAGACTTTTCATAGTGCTGGTGATTCTTCAAAAAACATTACGCTTGGAGTTCCTCGATTTAAAGAAATTGTAAACTGTTCAAAGAGAACAAAGACTCCATCTATGACAATCTACATTCTTCCTTGTGTTTCCAAAAACGAAAATTTGATCAAGTTTATCGCAAAGAACATGGTTTATGTTTCTCTTGGTGATATAATTTTGGATACTAAATACCAATATTCTCCTTACTCACCTCCTTGGCATTATAAAAACTATTTATCGATTAACATTGCTGATTTATGGAAAAAAGCTACTAATCCAATCGAACAAGTTCAATCTTTATTTGATTTTATTCCCGATTCATTACCTACCAAAGAGATCACCTACTCCAACTTTTGTTGTCAATTAATCTTAAATGGAACGAAACTTAGAGAGAAGAATGTCTCTTTAGCTAAAATCACAAAGAACATTTACCAAAAGTACGGAACAGCCGTTTTAACGAAATATAATGATGAGTTTTGTGATCCATGTATTTTAGAGTTAAGGCTTTCAAGCGATTATGGATCCGATCAAGAATCACTTAGAGACTTGGTTTATTCTTTAAGCGAAACTGTTCAAATTTCTGGTGTTCAAAACATTAAAGAAACTTTTATCAGAAAAGTTGGAGGAGAAAATGGAGAATGGGTTATAGATACTGAAGGAACGAATTGGAAAGAAGTTTCAGCCATTCCATTTGTCGATAGAAAAAGAACTGTTACGAATGACATTAATGAAATCTTTCAAAACTTTGGAATCGAAGCTACAAGAAACGCAATTATTAGCGAGATTTATACTGTTTTAAATAACTTTTCTTGTACAATCAACTCTCGTCATTTAACATTACTTGCCGATGTTATGTGTTTGAACGGAAAAATGATGGGTATCACTCGTCATGGAATTAATCGAATTGATACTGGTCCATTAATTAAAGCCTCTTTTGAAGAAACAAAAGAAATCATTACCGATGCAGCTCGTTTTGGTGAAAAAGATGAAATCAAGGGGGCTACAGGAAATGTAATGTTAGGATCTATACCTAGAATGGGAACTGGAGCCATTGACGTCTTCTTAGATACTTCAAAATTAATTCATGCAAAACCAATTGTTTTTAAACCTACCGAAGAATACCTGGAGCTTATGAAACAAATCGCTCAAGAAGAAAAACAAGCAGCAGAACGTCCTTTATCTCTTAAACAAACCGATTACTTTCTTAATTTTGGTGGTGGAGGAGACGAGGATTAATAGGAATTTCAGGAATTCCTATTCTTCTTAAAATTCCTATAGGTTTTGTATTACTAGCTTTTTTCATTCAGAAACAATAAATCGATTATTCATTTTTTACTTTATTCTTTATTATCGCTCTTTGATACACTTTCTTTTGCTATAAATTCTATCATCTCAATCTATGATTTTCGTCCTCTTAAAACTATACTTTTACTATATTTCCACCATCTTGAAACCATACTTTTGACGTCTTTCCTATATCATTTACGTCATCTTTAAACCATACTTTTTACTATTTTTCCACCATCTTTAAACCATACTTTTACTATATTTCAACCATCTTAAACCATACTTCTGAGGTCTTTCCTATGTCATTTACGTCATGTTTAAATCATACTTTTATCATTCTTTCACCATCTTGAAACCATACTTTTGGTATGTCTCCGATGTATTCCTGTCATCATTATCACTATACTTAAACCATACTTTTCGAAGATGAAGTAGTTATGATACTACATTGCTTCTACATCGTTTTTTAAAAGCAATTGAAAGCATTGATTGAATCAATCGATTAACAAAAAAAGTTTTTAAAAACAAAAGAGAAGAAGGACTCAATCGAAGAAGCTCCTCAAAGGTCCTTCAACTTTTTTTTAAAAAACGAAACTCATTGATGATGTACTGCATTCGATCGCAGTACACCATTCTCTTAAAGCTCTTAAGACCTCTTAATTAAGTGTAGTTGTTTCTTCAGAACAACGTAGAGAATAGAATTCAAGCATAATGCTTGAATTAAAGTCTATTATCAATTAGCTTGATTTATAGTTTACTTTTTGTAGAATATACGAATAAGAGAAAGATATTGAATTGACTTGTTTATTTGTCTGAAATAGAATATAAAAATCACTTTAAGCAACAAAACATCATTTCATTCTTCTACTGTCTTTTTTTTTCTAAAGCATGCGAAAGAATCGATCTTTGATAAAAGACTTGTTTAACGACTCATTAGTACAAGAGGTTCTTCTTTCAAAGTTAGTAAACGAAAAGAGAAGAAAGAATTCATTGAGAAAGGGAAACACAAAGAATGGAGTTTGTTGTTTTGTTTTTTGAATGTGTTTTTTATTTGATAACTTTTCTATTCTTTTGGTCTTATTGTAAATCAACACCTTCGAAAACAAGATTCATCTTTTTCGTCGTTTTGCTAAATCTTATAAACTTCGTAGATACTCCAAAGTATCCTAAAAGAGATGGATTCTTAGATTTTATGTTTACTGTGATGGGGATCTTTTTTATTACTTTGCTAAGTGAAATAGTTCATTAAATTATGTTTATTCGTTTTTTTATAACTATGGAATAAAACAAATTGGATTAAATGGAAACTAGTTGGGCTTGATTATCGAGATTAAAAGTCTTTACAGGTTCTTTTTCATTGTTTGATTCTAAGCATTTCTGGAGGGCTATTTCTTCCGTGTTTTCCAAAGCATTCAAGAGACGATTTGCTACAAAAGTATAAACTTGCTCTACTGTATCCGAAAAACAGATTCTATAGTTTGGATATTGTAAATACATTGAAACATATCCAGATGATGAGATCAATAAAACTCCAAACTTTACAAAAGAGTTGTTTTCTTCGAGAACATTAAATGAGAAGGCTATTACTTTGTTTGGTTTTTCGTAGTAAAAAGAAAACAGAGAGAATTCAACTTGTTGGTTTGTTGTTTCGTCTGTATCTTTTACTTTGATAGAATTCAAACGAGCTTTTAACGAAGAAAAGTTGAGCAAAGTCTTTTGAGGATTTAAAAGAGTAGAATCTACTTTTAACAAATCTAAAGCCATCAAACCGATAATATTTAAACACATAGGTTCTCGATATTTCATAGTTGTTATAGACAAGTATTGTTCTAAAGCATCTATAATCAGTTTTGTGGAATCGTTTAATGCTTGTCGATTTTTACATCCGCTAATAAACAAATCTCCATTTTCAAACAAAGTAATTAATGCTTTAGGTTCCGTAAATCTTAAAGAAATCGAATTTCTTTTTGCGTTGTAGATAGAATTTGTAAACTTGAAGCATATATCACTCATAGAAAGTTGTATGCTTTCCGATTGTATTAATAAACCCCAATAGTTTTGTAAAACTAGTATTCTTTTTTTTGTTTTTAGTATTGATTTTAATGATTCGTCTTTCCATTTTTCGGATAACATTGAATCTTCCAAGTTTTCTTTTAATGGTTCTTCTTGGTCTAAAGGCATTTTAAGCAAATCATCTGGTTTTTCTTCGATAGCTATGACAACTTGCTCTTTACTATCTTGTTTTTTGCTATCCTCGTTAATCTCATCACTTTGCTTATTTTGGTTTTCTTTGTCATGTTCCTCGTTTTGTTTAATTTCTTCCTTCTCTTTTATGGTAGCTTCTTCGGTTACTTGAATGGGTTCTTTTTCTTGTTCTTCGAGAACTTTTTCTTCAATCGATTCACTTATCAAAACTGGTTCAGTTTTGTCTTGTTCAATCGTAGGATCTTCTTGTTTTTCAGAATAGATTAGTTCTTGAATTGCTTTTTCATCATCTAACGAAATATTTGTTTCTTCGTCTATGATTTTTATGGGTTCGGGAGGAATGGTTTCTTCTGTTTCATCTTGTTGAGAATCTAAATCATAGGATAAAGATTCCTCATCTTCTTTTACTTCAGTCTCATTCGTAATAGGTGGTGAAAATCTGCGATTCGATCTTGCAGTAAATTGAGTTATATTGCTAGAAAGAGATTGATTATCAAACTCACTATCTGACATCTTCTTTTTGAATCGATGAATTAAAAAAAACTCTCTTACTCTTTAAAACCAAATCGCAAAAAAAACTTATAGAACATAAAAACAACCACAAATAGACAAGACATAACTTTTTCAGAAAAGAGAGAAATTTTATTCAAATTGTTTGAAAGATGATGATAATAAACGGAGTTATGTTAACAATTGTTTTGAATGAGTTGAGCTTTATAAGTTTCTAGCTTTTTCAAGTCCAAGTCTTCTAAGTTTCCATCTCGATTGATTTGTTTATGTACATAGTAATTATATCTCGGTAAACATAGTTTAAAGTTTGATGCGTTTTTAATGTCTTCAAAACGAAAGTCTAAATCTCTTCTTTTTTCTTCTAATCGAATTCCTCCTTCTCCTGTATGTTTTCCTCCAAATTCAAAAGCTAATTGAATTAAATAAGAATCTCTCAAAGATATTTGTCCTAATTCTTCTTCTGTTATCTCGTAATATGATTGTACAATAAATCCATTCAAAACTTCTCTTTCGTAGTTAAAAAACTCATTTACACATTGTGAACAATCTTTAAATCTTCCCAATTCATTCTCTATCACTATCATTTCGGGTTCCATCTCGTTAGAATTTTTGATGACCTAAAACGAAAACTTTGGATTGAAGAAGAAGAAAAAAAGAATGTGTTTGATTCAACTTTCTATGATAAGAGAGAGTTAGAGTTTTTCGATGTAAACCAACTTTTTTATTAATCCTTTTGAATTCAAGAGGATAAAAAATTTACAATGAGAATTTATGTATGAAAAGAAGTATAAAAAGGTTTATACTCTATTTTACCCGAGTTCCAAAAATAATGAATAGGACGTATTTGCGATTTAAAATGTCTATCGATTTTTGTTAGAATGCTTTCTAAGTGATGGTTTTTCAAAGTAGAAAATACATCCCAAATGTAAAGTTGAAACATAGACCATATTTTCAATAATTTTGAATGATGATTCGATCTTTCTACGGAGAATGGATTTAAAGAATCTAGTTCTTCGAGTAAATGATCAATCAAAAAGTGAATTTCTAATACTGCCTCTTGTTTTGTTGCGTTTAACCAAATAAAAAAGGATAACAAGTTCCATATGTTTGAAAACTCTTGACAGAACCAACCATGTTTACTATCTTTCACTTTTTTCGAAAAAAGGTCTAGTTTATGATCAATTAAAGGATCATCTTCTTTTGTAAACTCTAACCATTCTTGACTATTAGTTCTAATTTCTGATTCTGTCAAGTTATTTCTAATTTTTACGCTTTGTTGCTCATATAATTCATCGATCAAGTAAAACCATTCATTCAAAATCGATTTATTATGAAACCATATAGTTTTGTTCAATTCTTCTTTTGTTAATCGTTGGTCGAAAAAGTTTTTTAGATCCAAGTAAAAGTTTTGTGCGATTGTTTCAATGATAGATTGTTTTCTTTTATCATCGATTTCTACTTTGATTCGTTTCTCTGATCTTTCAAGCTCAAGAACACATTTTTCACTTAATTCCTCCATCTCTTTCTTTTTATACTTAGATAGCTTTGAGCGTTTTCAAAAAAATTCGATTGTGTAATTATGAAATCAAAAAGAGCAGTTAGCAAAAGCGTAAAGGTTTTTAAATCAACAAAGAAGGGAAAAAAATGGATGGTACGGATTGGAAATAAAACTATACATTTTGGTGACTCTACAAGACAAGACTTTACTATGCATAAAGATCCTTTCCGTATGAAAAACTACATTTCAAGACATAAAAGCAGAGAGAATTGGACAAAGTCTGGATTAGCTACAGCAGGATTTTGGTCTCGTTGGTTACTTTGGAGTCTTCCAAGTCTTAAAGCTAGCGCTGCTTTAATCTACAAAAAGTTTGGAGTTAAAGTTATCATATGTAGAACAAATAAAAGACCAAAACGTACAATAAAAAACAAATGATTTATGATTTAAATTATACAATAAAAATACAAAGAGTATTAAACAAGTTGTTTTGTTTTTAAATGTTAACTTTTTTCTTTAGACTTGGGTAAGTTCTTTGTTAAGACCCATTTTCGAAGTTCATCAGAATCAGATCTTCGAATCGTTTTTCCATCAAAGTTATCGATCATAGTTCTTTTCAACTTATTTCTCTTTTTAGAAGATACAGAACTTTCGGGACCCAATAGACTCGCAATGGTTTCTTCTATAACTTTCTCCTTATAGGTTGGGTCCAAATTGTATCGATTTTCAAATGCATATTTAAAAATCATTAGTTGTTTTTCTGGAGTTATCTTGTTTTCTTCTTCCATTGAATAAAAAAACCCTTGTATTCTTCTTTTAACAAAGACTAATAAAACTTTTCTATTCTCTCGTCGAATAAAGACAACTCGATATTTTAAGATAAAAAGAAACACACACAAAACGATAAGAGGTTTTTTTGTTCTTAATAATAAAACAAGTAATGTTATGCGTTTTTCCGATGTAAAAAAATTTTATTGGTTTTTGACCTCTGAAAATCATGATGGGAAGACATGATGACTACTTGCTTGTCCCTGAAGTGTACTGATAATTATTACATTCGAAAAAGTTTCCTCTTGCGGGTACTTCTAATAAAGCCATCCATTCGTAAGGATTAGGAACATTGTATAGAGGTTGATACTCTAATTCAGTGAGCCAACCATCGGCAACAAATTTTATGTATTGAATCATAGTATCAGAAGACATTCCTTCTAAAGGTTCTTTAAGAGCTTCTCTTGCAAAATCGACTTCACAATCAATCGCAGAATTAAAGATTTCGTATACTCTTTCTTGAGGTAACTTATCTTTAAGACATTTGTAAAGTTCGATTCCAAACTCACAATGTAATCTTTCATCACGAGCAATAAAAGAGTTTGAAAGAACAAGTCCTTTGAGCAATCCTTTTTTGTATTGCTTAAACCAATAAATCACGCAAAAAGCAGCAGAGAAAAAGATTCCTTCTACACAAACAAAAGCCAATAAAGATTCAGCAAGCGAATTTCCAGATTCTATCCATTTTTTAACCCATGCTTCTTTCTTAGCTACAGAAACATATTTATCAACATCTTTTAATAACTTGATCTTTTCCTTCTTGTCTGAAACAAGAGTTTCGATTAAAATAGTGTAAGTAATTGCATGAATGGCTTCTATATTGATTTGAAAACTATAAAACATTCTAGCTTCTGGAATCGTAATCTTTTGATAGAAATTCATCACCAAGTTTTCATTTACCAAACCATCCGATCTTGCAAAGAAGGAAAGAACTAGCTTTAATAAAAGTTTTTCTTTATCATTCAAAGTTTCAAAATCTCTTGAATCAGTAACAAAGTTGATTTGTTCTTCTGTCCAAAATACAGATCTAGCCTTTTTATACAATGCAGCTAACTTTTTATTTGTCATAGTTGCAATGTATTTTGAATAGCCTCTTTTTACTTTTCGTTTATCCCATAAACCTGCATCCAAAACTTTATCAACTGCATACTTCTTTGATGCTTCTAATTCTGAAATACTTTTGAAACGGAAATTAGATCCCGAATTCGATAAAGAGTTTTCATTAAATCCATCTTGACTTTCCGTAGCTTGTGAAGAATCACCATTCAAAACAATTTCTTCGCTTAAAGTCAAAGAAGGATCTCTAGAAACAATCGTCTTTTCAGATACCCCATTCTTGATTATTTTAGCTTCTCTTTCTTCTTCATTGTTATCTTCTGTTTGTTTTCTTTTAACAAGTTGAATTTGAGCAAAGCTAGTAATTTTTGCAGGTTCACCATTATCTTTAATTTCGGCTTCTATAGTTGTTTCCTTTTGAATAACTTCCATTGTTTGATCTCTATTTTGATAATCAGGTTTGTGTGTCTTCTTTATGCTGCTTTTCTTCTTTATTTTACGGAAATATCCTTTCTTTAAAGAAAAAGTTGCCTATTTTTGATCCATTAGAAAATTCTTTTACATTTTCAAAAACGGAATTTTTACAGACAAAGAAGAAAAAAAGTAGTCCAAGGTCAGAGTAGAAGACATAGAAAAGAAGAAGAATGAGAACAAGAAGTTATAAAGAATTCAAAGAAAAGATGGAAACCAAAGAGAAGATACAAAGATGTTCAGTTGTGGGAGCGATAGGAATAGGGTTGTTAATTGTATTTTATTCGTTTATGTATTAAGAAATAAACAAGAGTTTATTCAGAAACACATCTAATTGATGTAAGCAAGTTGGACAAATCGTTTTGTTTGATTGAACAAAATCTTTGAGTTTATTCAAGTTCTTAAACCAAAATTTGAAGCAGACGTCAAATGTTAATAGATTAGCTTTACTCAATAAAAGCTCTTGATAGGATGAAATAATAGAGGTTTGAAATAAATAAATAACGTTTTTTGCATGCCAAATAGTCCAAATTACATTAGATCCATTCTCCGACTTGTGATTTGTTTCTGGGTTTTTAAGTTGACAGAAAAACAAAACGCTAGTACAAAAAGATATTAATGTAAAAGACATGATTTGTGAGTAATAATCCAAGACTTTATGAAGGCAAGGGAGTTCTATGATCATGTTATTGATCTTTAAATCTCTGTAAATCGCTTGCCAACACTTTAGCCGAACATCCGATAGCTGTTCTTTCTTATTTAGAACGTCGATTTTATGGTTTTTGTATTGGTTTCCCAATAAAAGCATTTTCTTAACAAACAAGATGAATTCATCCACTGGAGTTTTATAGACCTCTGTATAAAATTCTTCAAAGGACAACTTACAATCTTTGTAATCGTAAATTGGAGTTTCACATATATGATCAAGCTCCTTCTTCGAACAAAGTAGTATTTTACATAATGAACAAAATGAATAACCACAATAAGAACAAGTTATAAAACATTTCACGTCTTTTGCTTCCGTTCTTGCATAAAATATTCTACTTTTATCACAACTCGGACAACTTAATTCGAGAACATACTTGTGTTCTTTTTCACACAAACAATAATCTCCCAAAATAATCAATGGAGAACTACATATTAACTCTTCCATTGTTTATAACTTTTTCTTTTCTTATTATTATTACTTTATCTAATCATTTACGCATCATAGATACCTATTTTTTTCCTTTTCCGCTATACGAAAAACACATAAGATTAAGCGTTTAACTCAGTTTTTTTTTGCTTAAGTAAAACACAAAAAAAAGTTTATTCATATCGAAATAAAAGACAATTTATAAGAATCATTCATTGCTTTTTTTACACAAAGCTTTCAAAGACAAGAAGATTAAGAGTAAAGCCTAGTCTGAAAGATGGAGGAAAAAAAGATGGAAGAAGTGAGCCAACCTTATGTGATTAAAAGAAATGGAAAAAAAGAAAGCGTGGATTTTAATCAAGTTTTAGATCGCATGCGAGATATGGCACACATAGAACCAAAATTGAATCATGTAGATTACACAAGGGTAGCAGCTCATGTTGTTTCATCTATTACATCTGGAATCTCTACAAGAGAATTGGATCAAAAAGCTATGAATGATTGTGCTGCGCTAGTAAAAGATCATCCTGAATATGGTTACTTAGCAGGAAGATTAGCAGTTTCCAATCTCCAAAAAGAAACAGATCCATCTTTTGTTAAAACAATGGAAAAGATAGCAGATTGGATAAATCCAGAAACTGGAAAAAAAGCAAACTTACTCTCAGAAGAGTTTTTAAAGTGGTTACGTTTTTACGGACAAAAACTAGATGACTTAGTTGACCACAATCGAGACTTTTATACCGATTTCTTTGGTTTTAAAACTCTTGAAAGATCTTATTTGTTAAAGATTGGTAAAACTGTGGTTGAAAGACCTCAATATATGTTTCTTCGTGTTGCTCTTGCAATTCATCGTGATGATTGGGAAGGAATAGTAAATACTTACAACTTAATGTCCATGAGAAAAGCAACCCACGCAACTCCAACTCTTTATTCCGCCGGAACTAGAGCTCAAAATTACATTTCTTGTTTTCTTTTAACAATGAAAGAAGATAGTCTTGATGGAATTTATGATACTTTAAAACGTTGTGCTCTCATTTCCAAAGCAGCAGGAGGAATAGGATTAAATGTAGATGTGATTCGATGTTTTGGTTCTTACATTGCCTCTACAAACGGAAGATCAAATGGATTAGCTCCTATGCTTAGAAACTTTAATGAAACTGCTCGTTATGTGGATCAATGTTTTCCAGCAAAAACCAGAATATTTACGGATCAAGGTTTTGTCAAAATGAAACGAATAAAACAAGGTGATAAAGTAATGACTCACAAAGGAAGATTTAAAAAAGTTACAAAAGTTTTACAATATGACGCTAAACAAATTCCTATGATTCAAATCAAAACAAACAAAAAGTCATTAACAGTTACCGAACAACATCCTTTTTTGGTTGTTTCTAATCCTTTGGATTCTATCAACGAAAAAACTATAGCAGCTCATGATACGATTCGACACTTGAATTTAGGAATCGCTCGATTCGAATGGAAAGATGCTAAAGAGTTAAACGTTGGAGATTTCATGGTTATTCCCGATATGATGAATGTCCAAGACTTAGATCTCAAAAATGAAGCTACTTGGAATAACCATTTCTTGGTTCGTCTTGAAGAAAAGAAATCTTTTATTCCTGAATCACCTATGACTTTATACGATTTAGAAGTTGAAGACGATCATTCTTATACTACAGAAGTTTCTGTAGTTCATAATGGTGGAGGAAAAAGAAAAGGAAGTTTTGCTATCTATTTACAACCTTGGCATGCAGACATTGAAGACTTTTTAGACCTTAAACGTGATGATGGTAATCCAGACATTAAAGCGAAAGATTTGTTTTATGCTTTATGGGTTCCTGATTTGTTTATGAATCGAGTCATTCAAGCTTTAAATTTAAAAGAAGCATCAGGCGGAAAAGATCCCGATGTAATGTGGAGTTTATTTAGCAACCATTCCTGTAAAGGACTTCATGATACATGGGGAGCTGAATTTGAACAACTTTATTTAAAATACGAACAAGAGAAACGATACATAAAACAAGTTCCTATTTTAGAACTTTGGTATAAGATACTCGATACACAATTTCATACCGGTGGACCCTATTTCTTGTTTAAAGATCAATGCAATCGACTTTCAAATCAAAACCATTTGGGTACAATCAAATCATCCAATCTTTGTACCGAGATCATCCAGTATACTTCACCAGATGAATGTAGCTGTTGCAATCTTGCATCGATCTGTTTACCGGCATTTGTAAAAGATGGAAAATTTGATTTTGAAGACTTTGGACGTACCGTAGAACAATTTACTGTGAATCTTAACAAGATTATCGACATTAATGATTATCCTATTCCTGAAGCTAAAAAATCAAATTTTCGACATAGGCCCATTGGAATTGGAGTTCAAGGTCTTGCAAACCTATTCTTTTTACTTGGTCTAGCATGGGATTCTGAAGAAGCGAAGAAATTAAATAGGGAGATTTCAGAATGTATGTACTATCATTTTTTAAAGAAATCAAACGAACTTGCTATGAAAGAAGGTCCTTTTCCTTCTTATCACGAGAATGGTGGATGTGCTTTGTCTCACGGAATCTTCCAATTTGAACTTTTTGATAAATCCAACAAGAAAGCTACCGAATGGTTAGAACAAGTTGAAAGCAAAAGGAGAATTCACATGTCTTCTCACTATGGAACCGAGTTTTCAGACATAGATAAAACATCAATTAAAGTTGATGTAAACGCTTTTCCTTGGAGAAAAGAAAAGATTGTTTTAAGTGGAAGATACGATTTCGAACCACTTAGAGCTTCGATTTTGAAACATGGAGTTAGAAACTCTTTAGGAATCGCTTGGATGCCTACTGCTTCTACTTCTCAAATCATGGGCAATAACGAAGGATTCGAGCCTATTGAATCTATTTTGTTTAAGAGAGAAGTTTTGTCTGGAGAGTTCTTGGTTTTCGTTCCTCAATTAGCCGCTGACTTGGAAAAGTTGGGTCTTTGGAACAAAGAAATGGCTACAAAGATTAGAGCTCATGATGGTTCGATTCAAGGAATAGAAGAAATTCCAGAGCACATACGAAATGTTTATAAAACTGCTTATGAAATAGAAGTTTCAGACATTCTTGATATGGCCGAAGATAGAAATATGTTTATTGATCAATCTCAATCCTTTTCTTGTTTTATGAAAACATCCAAAGAGGAAGAGGAAGATGATACAGAAGATGAAGAGGAAGAAGAAAACATAGATTCAGAATCTGAAAAAGAAGAAGAAGGATCAAAATCGTTAAAACGAAAATTAGAAACAAAACCAAGAGAAGTAAAAAAACCAAAGAACAAGTCTTTCGCGATTGATACAGAATTGAAAATCAGAAAAAGACCGGCTACTTTATCCGATTTATCTAATTACCTTATTTCTGGATACAGAAGAGGACTTAAAACTGGAATGTACTATCTTCGTCTTAGAACATTCCAACCTATTAAATTTACTTTACGAAACACTCAAAAAGTTGTTACCAAAAATACTGTTTCCGTTTTCGAACCCTCGAATCAAACTACTAAACCTTCTTCCTCCGTCACCTCATGTTCTCTTAACCCCTTAGGAAAGCCAGATTGTGAGTCTTGTATGGGTTAAAACCTATGCTTTTCATGTTTTTTATTCAAAAATAAAAGTTTACATTCTCTTCTATATTTGTATTGTCGATTGCGATCATTATACGAATACATCAAATACAACTATAAAAGACCTTTACTAAACAGAGATAGCGTTTTTTCATTACTATCAAAAGAATCATAAATCACTATATTGTTGCTTTTATTCATCTACTAGTCGTAAAATTCAAACATATTTAGTAAATCGATTGAATCAAATTAGACAAAGTAAGTAAAACGATTACTCCAAGTTCTTTTGTTATGTTGTAAATAAAACACTATCTCTCACCTATCATTCTCCCTCGCGTTTTGAAGGACCTTAATACACTTAATTAAGAGGTCTTAAGAGCTTTAAGAGAATGGTGTACTGCGATCGAATGCAGTACATCATCAATGAGTTTCAGTTTTTAAAAAAAAGTTGTAGGACCTTTGAGGAGCTTCTTCGATTGAGTTCTTCTTTCCTTTGTTCTTAAAAAACTTTTTTTAAAAACAATCAATGGATTGCTTTGTTTGATTTCTTTTATCGTTCTTTAGAGAATTGTTTTGTTTATTTCTTTCAGAAGATGATTGTAAGATGTATTTAATGTGTCGAAGAGATAATAAAGTTATACAAACAAGATGACCTGAAATATACAATTTATACATACAAAGTATAGCGTTAATAATGTTCAAAAGATACGGAAATGAGATAGAAAGACACTTGGTTTATGAACTTGAATAGCTGGAGATTATAGAAAATCACGCCTTGTTATGTCCCAATTATTATGACCCTGGAAGTAACAAAAATAAGACAAAGAAAATAGGTTGGAAAGATGGTAGCGAATAGAAACAAGATACTTTAAAAGGCTTAAAGTTTTTAGATTGTAAAGAATCAAAAAGTCAAAGGATTAAATAGAAAATTGTTTATTAATACCATTGTAAAATACACTTTTTATCAAAAGAGATTAGAAATTCATCATAGCTTAAGAAATCTATCTCGGATACATAATACTCTTTATCAAATACAATTAATGAAGACTTTTCTGAATAATTTTGTATTTCTATCTTGATTGTTTTATAACTCCAACCATCTTTTATAATAAATTTGATATCCATGGTTTTTAAAATCTTATTACTTTCTATCAAAAGTTCCTTTAATGTATAGTTGATTATACCTCGACCTCTTACAATAATTTTTTCTCTGTAAGAATATCCAAAAGTTTTTTCTTTATAATCTTCTTGATCGTTTACTTTTGTTAAAATCGATTCTTTCGAACGTGACTCACTAAGAAAAAGTTGATACAATTTTCGAATATCTTTGTTTATAGTATCCAATTCTTTTCTAGTATCTTCGGATTCTTTATGTTCGATAGGTAAAACTTTGGTTTCTTTTTTTGGTTTTGAAACCAAAGTTTTCTTGGTTGAAAGTAACGATGTAATAAATGATGGTGATAACTTGGTTTTTACAACTCCATTAGTTTTTTCCAATAATTGATCCATGGTTTGTGAATCAAAGGTTTGTTTTAAATAGAATCCAAGGCTAGGATTTTTTATAACATCGTTTATGGATAATACAAACTCTGAACCATCGTTTGCTGATAGGATGAATCTTTTTGCTGCTTGATTCTTGTTTTGTTTTTGATTTAATAAAAATATCGAGTTTGCAATAGGTGATTTCTTTCTTTCAGTGTAAGTAGCTTTACAAAATGGACATTCTTGTTTCTTTCTTTTATCAAATGTTTCTTTCGCACAGGTTTCGCAAAAGACATGTAAACAACTTAATTGAGTTAGTTCTTCATTTGCTTCATGACAAATCAAACAAGAGATTTCATTCTCTATATCTTCGAATAGGTTACTAAAATCCATGTTTATTGCTTCTTGATCCCTTTTTGTTGGTATCTTAAAAAACAAGTAATGAAAATGATAAAGAGTTTTTTCTGTTTATAAATAAAAAACTAATCAATAACAAAGCCGTTTTTGAACATTATTGTAGTTTAGAGGATCAGAGTTGATTTATCAATGATTTGAGGTAATAATTGATCTAGATCTCCATCGCTTTGGTAACAAACAGGACAAGTTACTTGATCGATTACATCCTTTAGAACAACCTTTTCCATGTTTGCTTTCCAAGACTTTTACTAACCAAAATAAATCGAATGTTTGGAGAAAAACAAACTTAGTAAACGAAGAAATTACTAAGAAAAACCAACGTTCGAAGAAGAAACTTTGAAAATCAAACGTTTAAAAAACAGAAACAATGAGAATATACATCTTTTTTGACGAGGAGTTTTTCCATATCGATGACTTGGAAGAAACAAATACTATACAAGAAGTTAAACTTATAATCTCAGAAAAATATGATATACCTCGGGGATGCTTACATCTTTTTTTAAATCATAAAGGCTTCGGAGATGATTACAGTCTTCAACACTATGGAATCAAAGATGATGATTGTATATACTTAGGGTTATTTTGTGCCACACGATCTATGAAAGATTATCTCAAAGCTAGTATATCTGGTTTACCGAAAAAAAGAAGCATAGATTGTATATTATGAAGGCGCTTTTTTTGAATAAAAGTAAAATAGGTTGACTTTGGTTTATTTTAATTCAGAAAAACTCAATGTCGGTTGTAATCAATACTTGTCAAAAGGTTTGTGCAGAATTAACAAACCCAACTGGAACTCCTCCTTATTTTTGGATTCCCGATAATACAAATGTTGTAGTTACCAGATCAGGAACTGGTATAAATGCTATTATCAGTGGAAACAGTGCTGGAAATGTAACTGTTACAGTTAGTGATTCTCTAGAAGCAATAATCGCTACATTTTCTTTTACCGTAGTAAATCATTATGAATACGTTACAAGCGTAACATCAAACACAGTATATCTTGCGTCTACAGTTTTAAATGCTTCAGCTACAAGTTCTGGGAGTGTAGGAACCTTTAGTGGTCCTTTTGCTTCTTTATCGACTACAGGAAATGGAAATAATACTGTATGGTTTTCTTTTTGTTCTTCTAGTGCTTCGAATTTTAGTGGAGTTACTACAGTAGTTTGGGATCGATCCATTCCTGCAAACACTATAACCGTTTCTCATGATACAATTACAAATATTGATCTTTCAATTATTGGAATTGGAATAACCAGTATAACTCCAGCATTTAATGCTATTGATTATCAAGTTCCAATAGTTCAATATATTTCAGCAACTCAATCTTCTTCGTTTAGTAGTTTAATTACTCTACCTTACGAATTACCATGTGGAGATTTGAATTCTTATGCAGTTTTTGCACAAAAGAATAACGTAACTGCTGGGTTAGGAAGAGTTGTTGCTGCCACATTACAAAGTGGTTCATTATTAAAAGTTGGATATTCAGAATCGTTAGTAAATTATCAAGTTAGTTATGTTGTTGCGGCTGTAGGAACAAGAAATCCGACAGGAAGTTTTTTAAGATATTGTGGAATGGATCAAGCAACAATTAGTAGTCCAAATGGATTTATAGATATAACTTTAGATACTGCAATAGCTTTAGGAAATTCAACTTTATGGCTTGCCTGTTTTAGACCAGATACAATAAGTAATGTTTCAGCATTTATTTTTCGAGTTGTTGCTGCATATCAAACTACAACTACAAATTTAAGAATTGTTTATTCTTCAAGTAGCGCAGGTTCAACAACAGTCATGGTAGCTTACATGGGTTTCTTTAATCAAAATACTGGAGGAATCTCATTAGTGGAAAACTAAAGGATTTTGTTTCTAGTTAGTTTTGTCTTATTAAATAAAAGAAGGCATCCTTTTTTTTAAAAAAACAAAGAGACTGACTTTTTTTGTGTGTGTGTTTTCCAGATTACTATAGGATGTCTATTACGATGAATGTTTGTCAGAAAGTTTGTGTTCAATTAAACAATCCTGGAGGAACTGGACCTTATGTTTGGAGTTCTTCAAATTCTAGTGTTAGTGTTTTAGCATCGGGTTCTGGATTAAGTTGTATTATTGGAGCAAACTTTAGTGGAGGAGCAAATGTTCTTGTTAGAGATTCAAATAATTCGGTTATTGCAGTTTTTATAATTACAGTAGTTACTATACAAAATTATGTTACACCTTTAACATCTAATACTGCTTTTATTGCTTCTGCTTTACTTTCAGAAAATACGTTAACACCAGCAGGAGCGACTAACTTAAGTGGAAACTTTTCGGGTTTTGCTTCCGGATTTCCAGCAAATAATGTTGGATACTTTCTTTATTCAAATCCTGGAAATCCGTCAGCTTATGTAACTTATTTATTTTGGAATAGACCAAGCGATAATACAATTACTGGACGTTATACGGACAATTCTGGACCTCCAACTATAGTACAATTTGCATTTATTGGAATTGCTATGACAAGTACATCACCATCAGCTAATTCATTGAATTATCAAGTTCCTATAGTACATTATGTAACAGGAACTCAAGAACAGAGACCTCTTACTACAGTATCATTACCTTTTAGTTTACCATGTTTCGGACTTTTAGATTATATGTGTTTTGTTCAAAATTCAGCAAATGTTGTAACAAACACCAATGTTAAGGTTTCTGGTGTGATTAATGCAAATCAAATTCAATTTTCATGGAGTACAAGTATTACGACATATGAAGTTAGTTATGCAATTATTTATAGAGGACTTAGAAATCCTTCAAGTAATTTTATTGTTTATTCAGAAGTGGTTCCAGTTTTGCTAACTGGTTTTACTGGAAATCAAACAAATAATATTACATTAGATACTGCTGTACCAACAACAACTTTATGGCTTGCTCAAATACAAAGTTCTTCACTTAACGATTCTTCAGTTTTCAATTTTCGAATAAATGGAGCCTCTCAAACTTCTACAACTGTATTACAAATCTCAATAAACAGCCTTGCAAATCTTGGAAGTGTAGGATTAAACGTAGCCATTATTGGATTTTTTAATCTAGGTTCTGCAATTACTATGACAATTACTTGAGCTAGCTTTTTTATAAATAAAACCGTTTTTGTTGTTATCTTTGTTTCTCTTTTTTAGGTAGTTTTACGACTTAAAAAAAAATTGATTAGTATTACATAATGTCTGTTACATTAAACGTTTGTCAGAAAGTCTGTGTTCAACTAGATAACCCCGGTGGAAGTGTTCCTTACACTTGGACTTCTACGTCTCCTTCGAATGTTTCTGTTTTAACTTCTGGATCTGGATTAAGTGCAATTATCGGAGGATTAGTAACTGGAGGAGCAAATGTTGTTGTAACAGATTTAAATGGAGGAGTTGCGGCTGTTTTTAAAATAACAGTTCTTTCGATTCAAAATTATACAACTCCTTTAACGGAAAACACAGTTTACATAGCTGGAGCAAGACCTTCTGTAGCTAATGTCTTAGGATCTGGAACAATAACGGTTAGCGGAGATTTTCCAACATTCGCTTCTGGATTTGCAGATGCAAATGTAGTTTATTTTGTATTTTCAAATCCTACTGCTTCTGGAAATTCTGCTGTTTTTATTGTAAGTGCTTTTTGGAATAGACCAAGTGCAACCACTATAGCTGCTCCATTTAATGGATTTACTGGAACTCCAAGTGCAATTTTTGCAGCAGTTATTGGTCTTGCGGTTACAAGCGCAACTCCATCTAATGATACTTTAAGTTATAGACTTCCTATAGTACAATTTGTTACTGGAACTCAAGCAGCATCCGTTAGTACAACGATTAATTTACCTTTTACCTTACCTTGTGCGAATACGGCTGATTATGGTTTATTTGTTCAAAATTCTGCTTCTGTTGGACCAACAGGAACTTATCCTAGAATTTCAACTGTTTTGAATGGAAATCAAATTAAAATTGGATGGAACTCTACTGTTACGTCTTATTCTGTCAGTTATGCAATATTTTATAGAGGAATAAGAAATTTAGGTCAAAACTTTATTGTTTATTCAGACGTTGTTACTCTTTCTATAACCGGGTTTACGGGAAATTCAACACGAACTATTACTTTAGCTACAGCCATAGCAACTACAACTTTGTGGTTAGTACAACCTAATTCAACAAGCATTAGTGATGTTATTATTTATAACTTTAGAGTGAATGGAGCTCATCAAAGTAGTACAACTGTTTTAGTTGTATCTCTTAATAGTACCGCAAATCTTGGTACAGTAAACGTAAATTTCTCTATTATTGGATTCCAAACTCTTAATAGTACAATTACCATGACTATTTAAATCATTGCTCCTTCCTTTTTCATTTTGAAAATCCATAACTTAACAAATTAACGCTAGTTTTTTTTCTTCAAAGGAATGTTTATTTGTCTAAATCGAATGGAATTTCTACACTGAGAGGTTTATCGAGAATTTGTTCTTTAAGTTCATCAATACATTTGGATCTTTGTTCAAGTAATTGAGAATAAATCGATTCATCAAAAACAATCTTTTTAGACTTGGCTAATAAAATCTTTTTATCAATAGAAATCATCTTTTGTATAGGTCCTGACTTTTCGAATGCTATATTCATTACTTTTACAAAATCGTGAGGTTCTATTAAGCATTTTAAAAGATAGATTAAACATTTTGGATTTTTAGATATGATCGATCGAGTAAATGAATTTATTAACTCAATATCCTCAATTGTTGATTTTGTATTTTCTTGAATTTCTATCTTGAGTTGTTTTTCTATTAATGTATTTAATTCTTGAATAGTTTTATCATTTTCTTCGTTATCAATGTCTTCATAATCAAAAGGTTCTTCGTCATCTGAACTTAATTCAGTAGGACTTCTTCCAATAAATCCATCACTAAAATCATCTTCTGATGAATCAACAAAAGCCATTTCTTTCTCTTTTTTTCGTTTACTAAAAACGAATAAACTAGACTTTCTACCCCGATCTGAGAACGATGCTGAATGGTTTTTTCTTGTACTAAAAATTTTAAAAGTGAAAAAGATATTAATAGTTAATCTAGTATGAATAATTTACTATCAAGAATAGGTTTATTTGATTTATTAAAGTCTTGTGGTTTTATGGAAAATGATTACAATACATCTGTCGAAATAGAAAAAGATTTGTTTGATAAGGAATTTAATCTTACAAAATTGGAATCATGGTATAGAATATTATCTTGTGAAATGAAACCCAAGTTTTTAATCATTGATATTGATGAAACTCTTGGAAGGTCATTTTTCAGACCTACCGATTTATATCATTCTTATGATCAATCTACACCGATTACAATTAAAGGAAATACAAAATCTTTATCAGAGATTTATTGGATTCCGAGACCTAATGTTATAAAGTTTTTAAAACTTATTATTCCAAAACTATCGGGTTGGGCTGTATGGACTTTAGGAACTTCTGAATACGCAGAAAACATAGTGAAAGGGTTTCTTCATTCGAATGATTTATATCCAAACTTTATTTTATGCAAAAACCATGCAACAGAATATTCGAAACATATTTCTTATTTTATAAAAGGATTAAAAGAAGATCACGAATTATATGTTTCTTCAAAAACAGAAAACTGTGACTTAGATACATGGAAACAACACACAAGTCTTACAAACACTTGGCTTTTAGATAATGATCCAATTCATTTTTCTGAAAATACTCAAGGCATATTGATCTCTGACTTTGATCTTTCTATTAAAGATACTTTATACTCTGATCTTATTAATTTTTTCGAACTCACAGAATAAAAAAAAACTCTTCATTATCTTCCGTGTGTCTTTGTACTTTCTTTTTTTCGTTTCTTCAAACCATTTATTTTTTCTAATAGTCGAAAGAGAAGAAGAGTTTTTAATCACACAAAAAGTACAAGAAGTAGGATACGCGAGTAAATTAAACAAGAAGTGATTGATAGTAATGTAGAAACTGTTAAAGACGAAAACACTAAAGAAGATCCTAATCTTATAAAAGAAGAATACGAAGAAGTTGCAGAAGAACCATTAGTCATTTTACAAGATGAATATGATAACAAAAACGAATTTTATGATAGCATTGCCGAAAAACTAGTTACTCAAATAACTGGAAAAACTACGGAAGATGATAAAGAAGAAAAAAAGACGGATGTTTTTGAATCATCTTTGGTTAAACAAGATGAAAATCATTCATCAAAGAATGATCAAAAAACAGAAACTACGGATGATGAATCACCAATTAAAAAAGAAGATGAAAGAGTAAAAGAATTTTTATCTTTAAGACAAACGAAAAAGACAAATCAAAAGACTTTTGATACAGGATTGAAAAAAGAATTTACCAATCCTAAAGAAGTTAAAGAAAAAGCCTTTTACGCAAAAGATTTGGCTACGAATCCAGATGCTTTATATCATATGGAAATGAATAACAACTTAGAACAAGATAACAAAGAAATTCAATTAGAGCCTATAAACTCGAAAGGATCAACAAACAAGATCAAAAAGTTTACTACATCTTCTGCTACTTGGTCTTCTTTGAACCAAAAAACTAAAGAAAAATCAATTTCAAAAGAGAAAACGCAAGATGAATTGTTTGATGATAGTGACCAAATTTCCACTCATTCTAACTCTACAACTCCATTGGTGAAAGAAAAAAGCATAAAAACTAATTCAAACTCCCCCGATTCAATTGTTTATCAAATTCCTAAACTTCGTTCTCCGTTTCCAGTTAGTTATCAAAAGCCAAAATCTCCATTATCTTATCGTACTCCAAGATCGCCTGTTTTGAAAAAAGAAAAAGTTAAACAAGAACAAGTTATCAAATTCAATGTAGAATTTGAAATCCGATGTAAAGTGAATCCAAGTTTCAATTATCACGAAGAAGACAACATTTCTATAACCGAAGACTAGAATTACTCAAGAATAATGCTTCTTTATTGCTTTTTCATTAAATAAAAATCATAGTTTTTTTTAACACAACCATGTCGAGTTTTAAATCTTTCATTGGATTTGTAGGTTTTAGAGAAAAACAAAAAAAAAGGTTCAAAAGCGATCAGATAGAAATGCCGACTTATACTAGTATAAAAAGACCCTTAGCAGCTATAGAAATCTATGTTATTGTTGCAACATTTATTGCCATAGGACTTTTATTAGGAGTTATTCTTATTGGAGTCTTTACAAACCAAACATCTAGCGCTCCTGTCTTCTCATCTATAGCAATTTCATCCATAGCAAGTTCATCAGCAGCAGTTTCTTCTTCGGTTGATGCATCCAGTATAGTTGCTTCAAGTGATATAGCTTCTAGTGCCGCATCTAGTTAAATTCTTTTGTTATACAGAAATAAATAGTTTGATATCATACAAATCACAATTTTTTTTGTAAAACAGAGTTGATGGATGAAAAGTATTTAAAATAAACAAGCATAGTAACAAAGGAGAATTGATTCATTTAATTTTTATAGAACCGATAAGACTTTTCATTCTCTCTTTGAAACATAACGAATGACTGAGATTTATCAAAACTTGGATGATAGTGAAACTTATGTTCAACTTTCTGCAAACTACGAGTTGAAAGAAGAAAACGTTCTCAAGAAACCAAAACAAAAAGAATTCAAAAAACAATCGATTGCTTTAACTGTGATTATTATTGTCTTTATAGTTATTGTACTCGTAATCACAATTGTTGTTTTAGTTGCTTATTTTTCAAACAAATCAAACAATCCACTTTCGAACAACCAATCATCTCAATCATAATAAACTTTTATTTTTAAAAAAAGAAGTTTTTATTTGTGATCGTAATCAATGCTAACATGTTTTATGGACTAGAATCTTTTTTAGTTCTTTTTTCATTCTTGGTTCTACTAAAATTTGAGAAGAAAACGTGATCGATGTCATTCAGGGCATGTACCTGAAACACCCTTGGGGTACAAAGAACATAAAACAAAAAACCAGAAATTCTACCGAATAACGAGAAAGTTTTTTAATTGAGCAATGAAATTATTCGTTTTCGTTTATCTTTTCTTTGTGTATTTGGGGTTATCTTATTGTAAACTCCTTTTGACGACAAACGGTTCTACGAGTTCGTTTTTTGCCGTATCTGTGGGGTTTCCACGAAGAAATCCAGAACAAAACATTGTGGGCAATTTCTCTATTGTAATTGCCGAGCCTTTAGACGGATGTTCACCTTTGAGCTTTTTTTCGAACCAAAAAGTCATTCTGATGATTGGTGGAAATTGTTATCCCGGAACAAAAGCTCAAAACGCCCAAGACGCTGGAGCTAAAGGAGTTATTCTTTTTAGTTACCAAGACCAAGTCGGAAGAGTAAAATACTTGACCGATTTCGGAGATGAAAAAGTTTCGATTCCTGTTATCGAAGTCGGAAGAGCTCACGAAAAAGAAATTCTAGACCTCGTTGGCCAAAATACGGTTATTGGTGAAAACTTTTTTGACGAGAATCCCTTTGAAGAGCCCGCTAGTTCCTCTTTCTGGATTGTCTATAGTATTTTGCTTGGAGGCTCCAATTTATTTTTATTGGCTATAAGTTTCCACCGAATACTAGTTTATATTCTTACCCGAAAAAACTCCGTTTTAGGTTATACAACCTACGGATGTCTAGCCATTAGTGCCGCTATGCGTATAGTAATCATATTCGATCCGACTGGAAGCCGTTTTATACTGCCGAGCTCTATACGTGGAGTATTTTTTGGAATCCCATTGATCTTTAATGTTACGGCCTCGATTACGGTAGCCCTCTATTGGACCGAAGTTTTCTCAAAAGAAAACGTATCAAAAAACTTTGAGTCCCTGAAGAGATACCGCTGGCCTTACACCATTATTATCTTAATAGTTTTTGTTCTTACTTCGATCTACGTAGGCCTCGAAGCCGCTCTTGTTAACACCTTGGTGATAGCGATCATTTTGGGCGTTGTGAATACTTTGATCAACGTTTCCATATTTATTTTCTTTTGCTACGCTTGCCATCTGATCCATTATCATCTCAAATCATTGAAATTTCAGGAAACGAAAAATTTGCTTCTAAAACTTTTCGTTTTGGGAATTATTCAGTGCGTTTGCCTTTTATGTTATTTTATCATCGGAGCCATGTTTGCGATTCCTATTTCCAGCGAGCCTATACCTTCCGTTGCTCTAACTGGCTTGTTAAATTTCGTTGTTACTGTTTTAGGAATTAGCCAATCTCTCATGTTTGGAACCTCAAGCTCAGCTTCTTCAATTTCAGAAAACGAATCTGAAAAAAGAAAAAGTGTTAATTTACCAACATCTCAGTCCTATGGTTCTGAACAACTTTAACTTTGTATTTTTAATTATTATTCAATTCATAACGACTTCACTCAAAATTTCTTTATTGACATCTTGATTGATACATCATACATAATAAAGAAGAAGATTAATAATAAAAAAATTTTCACGGCAGTGGAAGGACTTGAACCTTCAACTCCAGAGGAGAATTGTTTAGCAAACAATCGCGTTTTCCATTTCGCCACACTGCCTTTATATCTTTCTTATTAGAACCAAACTCACATCTTTCAAAAGACTCTTTGTAATTTAAAACGCAAACAGTTTTTTCTTCATTGTTTTGTTGTTAGAGAAATGGAGTTTATTAATTTGATTATGATACAAGATGTTTGTTTTCTTATAAGCGATTTTCTAAGTTTAAAAGATCTAGTGTTTTTGTGTTTTGTTTGTAAAGACTTTCGAGTTGCGTTTGGTAATAAATTAGATTCTCGATTGTTTAACATTGGGTTGTTTCTTTCAAAAAACATGTTTGAATGGAGTTTTGTGATTGATTTTGATTACTTTATTAAAACAAATAAGATGAACGATAAATGGGTTTCATTTAGAATTAAAGACTTGGTTTTTGAAAAGAATGTGTTGATAAGTGAATGGAAAGAACTCTTAAAACGGAATGTTCATATGTGTCTTTATTTACAATCAGAAATCATAAAATCCAAAGTTAAAAGTAATTTGATACCTTTATTTATTACAATCTTTGATGAAGAACAAGATAAAAGTATAACGATCGAAATACAACAAAATGAAATGAATAAGATTTATATTACAAGCCGAAAAGTTGATAAACTTTTTAAAAAGGATTTCTTTTTGGTTTAAACGCTAAACTATCTGGTCTAAAAAGAACACTTCTATCATTTTGATCATCGCGATCCGATTTCCTTTTGCCTGTTATTGTTTCTACGATGTTATTCTTAGACTTCTCTAAACCTCTTCTTGTTTTTACATCCGACAAAACGATTTCAAACTTTAGTTTTTCTTCAAAGTATTTATGATGACTTTGAAATCTTTGTTCAAACCAAGAATAGCGTTCTATGAAATAAATGACTGTTACTACTTTAAATTTTGAGTTTAATCTTGTTCCTCTTCCAAAAAGTTGATAAAGAACATC